GTGTTCCCACCTACGAGCATCATATTTCGTAACACCTATACGCACGAAAAGTTCAGCACCCTCGAATTTCACATTATTGAATTGCCCCTCTCGGTTATCAAGAGTTAAATCCAATTCTGCTGCACAAGCCGAGCCGAGTTCGATTTTGGAATTTGATATGGAATATCTATCGACTGTCAGACCACCTACCATAATGTCGGATTCGGTGAGCGTGAAAGTGTGATCTATTCCATAGAAGATAATTTCGGCAGTCTGCCGGTAGTTCTTTGAAAAGAGGTCAAGAGCCTCGTTGCTAACAGGAAACATTAGACACCCGACCTCCCTATCAAATTGAAAGCGATGTTGTCCCAAAGACCAAGTTCGCCGTTGTATAGCGGAGCGGAACGATCACCGACATAGAATGTTCGGGTAACAAATTTGCCCTCCTTGGCATCGAGATAGCACACATCGACATATTCGGGATTGAACTGTTGCAAGAGTTTCGAGGCTTCGGTGATACTAACCTTATTCCATTGCAACTCAATACCCACAAGCTGACCGATACGCTTTTTATCCATTACGGTATCTTCCGTTCTGCCAGCATCGGAAGCGGAAAGGTCTTCCAACTTCCACTTATAAACAGAGGGAGGTTTGACCGCCACTCCATTTACAGACCTAATCGGATTGTAATTATTCATAGCAATAAACCTCCCTCCTTATATTCCTACCGGGACGATCGTTTTACCGTCCCTCAAATTTTTCCGCTTCATTGCTTTAACAATGGTGGTAACATCAATCTGATCGTTACCCTCCTTGTCAATCAACTGACGGAGTAATTTGTTCTGCTCTCTCAAAAGTCCGTTCTGCTCTTGGTTAGCAGCGTACACACCGCCGGTGATACCCTCTACGATCTGCTCGTTGTTGGCAACGGCAGTCTTACCGTTAGAGAATCTACCGACAAGCTCGTTGTGGTTTGCCATAAATAGTCCGTCCTCGGGGAAACCACCTGTCTGGAATCTCGGGATTGACAAAAGATCAATCTTCTTAATGCTGACACCGGGTATCTTGTTGATGATTCCGATTGCACCGTTTATCGCCTTGATGAAGAAGTTGACCGTGTTTTCTACGACCGTGAATACTCCGTTCATCACAGACTTAAATGCCCCGGAAATTGCATCTACGATTGTGATACCAACATTTTTGAAGAAGCCGATAATCTTGTCGATCATATCCTTAAAGAAATTCACGACAGGATCAATGACCTTGGTTTTGATTTTGTTGACAATCGCCGTCAGTTTTTCGACTATTTTGGTAGCCAAATCTCCGACAAAATTCACGACAGGGCTAATGGCTTTATCCCATACCCAAGTTGCTATTCCAGAAATGAAATCCCAGATTAAACCGAACAACCACGAAACGACCGCCCATATCATTTGAACGATAGTGGACACGATTTCGTAGATTTTGGTAATGACAGACCATACCGCCTGTCCCAATCCGACTATTATGTCGATGATCGTGCCGATGATGTGAGCGACTACCTCGTAGATCGCCATAAAAACGGAAGACACGACCGACCAAATTGCCGAAAAGACAGAGGACACGACCGACCAAATCGCTTGGAAAAATCCGCAGATTGCTTCGACAAATGGAGTGAAAAATTGAATGATCGGTTGGAGAATGTTGTCGTTCACCCAAGCCGCCACTCCGCTGAAAAATTCAACGATTGCAGTCCAAATGTTGACGAAGAATGTACTTACGGTAGTCCACAGATTCACAAAGAATGTGGAGATTTCTTCCCAATGGTTTACGATAAGTGCCGTCAGAATACCAGCCAAGGCTACGATACCGACAATCAAGGCAGCCCAGCCGCCTGTTGCGATTGTTGCACCAGCTCCTATCGCTATCAAGAACGCACCACCGGCAGCACCAAGACCGCCGAGAGCCGCACCCAAGATGTTAGACCAGCTCTCGCCCTCTTTGAACATTTCGACAAGGTTGGAAACATAGCCGATAAGTCCACCTATCGCAAGAGCGATACCGCCGAAGATACCGGCACTACCCGAGAAAGCGTATTGTATCGCTTCACCGACTGTTGCCGCTCCACCGGCTACGGCTTGGAACGCAAAGACCAAATCCTTGCAGAATTTCGCAATACCGGCGAATATTCCGAGCTTGGACAAAAATTCAAAGAGTTTCTTGAACGGCGAAATCAACGCTCCGAGGATCTTCAACGCACCATTGGCGGCAGATATGCCAGCCAAACCTACGACAATATAACCGAGTCCCTCTCCGATAGTTTTCAGCGTATCGGGATTTTCCGCACACCAGTTGCCGAGGTTTACAAGCCAAGGGTACAGGTAGTCGTTCGCAAGACCTTTGATTGTTTCAAAGCAAGACGAAAGAACAGTACCCAAGCCTTGAAAGAACGGTAACAATGCTTGGAGTTTCGGGTTGTCAATAGGCACTTCCTCGAACATCGAGCCGTAGTCTTCACCGCCACCGCCTCCAGACGATCCGCTATCCTTTTGACCGATAACGGTAATCTCGTCCATTCCAGCAAAAGACTTCTTGATTTGATTTGCCGCACCTTTCGCAGTATCGACATAACTTTTCAAATACTCTTTCGCTTTAAGGTATGTAGTTTTACCAGACAGTAACGATACGAGCTGACCCATTGCTTCAAACGCTCGGACGATTGCGTTCGTCATAGCCTGTAAAGCCGGTGTCAATGCCACAATAACAGGGTACAATGCTGCACCTATCGAATTTTTGAGGTAGAGGGACATTGTGGACAAACGATTCATAGCCGCAGCCGTTTCCTCGTTGTACTGTGCCACATTTTGCAGACCCTCTGACACTCCTTGGGTAAGCAACATAAACGCTCGGAACGCTCCACCATAGACCACTACGATCTTCAAGATCTGGGACAATTCACTTGCCTTTTTAGCGGTCTTGGCGAAAGCGGAAGATGCGTTATGCAATCGTGCCGATACCGATTTAAGACCGGCAGACACTTTGCCTGTTGCCGTATGGATTCGATCCATAACTCTACGGAAATTCGATGCTTTCTTCTGGGCAGTATCCATACCCGGAGTATCGACATTGACCGTAGTGTTATTAGGAATTTCTGCTACCGCATCGGCGACTTGCTCAACCTCGGGAATGGCATCTGCCACACCTCCAGTATCAGCGGTAACATCTATTGTGTCGGGAACTTTTGAGATAGACGATGTTAGGGCATCAACCTTATTGGACAGTTTTTCGACCTGTTGCAAGGTGTTACCCAGAGCGTTAAGTTGGTTAAGGTTGCTGAAATTGATAGTCGAGATCTTTTCCAACTTCTCGCAAACGGTATCAAGACCAGACGATTTACTGATCTTATCCAAAGTTTTGAGTACGGACTTGACCTTATTAAGCCCTCGTATCGCACCCTCCGATTTGGTTTCGACCTCAATCTGTAATTGGTCTATATTCGTTGGCATCGTTGTCCACCTCCTTTGAGCGTAATTGTGCGTTTTTCGCCTCAACAAACGCTCGGAAGCCCTCCGCAGCCTCTTTCAGTTTCTCGATTTCACGCTCTCGTGCTTCCTCCATAGAGGACGGATAGGGTTTTTCGAGATAGGGGTGAGCCTCTGTACCTTTCTTCGCCAATGCGTGAAGTAAGGGCGATGCAGCACATACGGCATCATAGACATAGCGACCGATTAACCACGCTTGCTCATTATCACGCTTGATACGCAATTTATGGGCTTCACGATAGTATTTCGGCAGCCAGCAATCACCCTCCCAGAATTGCTCGTAAGACATTCCGATAGAAAGATAGTACGGAAACTGCTCCTCAAACTGTTCTGTATAAGACAAATGGGAAGCTGGGCTTACCAGCTCGCTTCCCAAGTTGCGTTTCCCTCGTCTTCTTCCGGCTCGCTCACGAGTGCCAGCATAGGATCGCTATACATTTCCGAAAGTTTTTCGAGGAACTCTTCCTTTTTAGGAATGGAATCGTAGATCGCATCAAGCGTTCTGGGATCGACATTGCGGTGGTGCATAATGAAAGCACCGGCGAACAAGGAGGTAACGGTACTCATAGGCATACCGTCAGACTCGTTGATCTTGAAGCCCTGTCGCTCCATTTGTCTGATACTGTTACGATTGTATTCGAGGGTGTAACGCTTGCCCTCGTGGTTAAGGAAAATCTGTTTTGCAGCCATAATAGATTACCTCCGATTAGTTACCGGCAGCGGCAACGGTTACAGCTGTAACTTCGCCAGCCGGGTAACAAATGATTTTCGCCTCACGAGCAGCACCCACGCTGCCGCCGGTAGGAGTAGCGAAGATGTCGCCAGTCCAAGCCCACGCACCGTATTCGCCGTTCGCACCGAAGCGAAGCTGATAAAAGCCCTCTTTGCCCTCCAACGCTTTGACCGCATCATAGGCAGCCTTGTTGTAGATAAAGCCGAACTCATAGTCGGGAAGATCGACCATACCGGGAGTGTACTTCTTCTGCTTGCTGGACATATCAGAAATGTCGAGCTTTTCGGGAGCGGAGAACAGTTCGGGATAGCTCGTAATGTCCACGAGCTTTTTGAACTTGCCGTCCTTGGTTTCAGAGTGCATCAAAAAAGTATTGATAGTAGTCTTTTCCATAAGACTTTACCTCCTTTCGAATTTAATGTGTTTGCAGCCATATTAAATTTGCGTTTGTTAAGCGGTTCTCTCCGCTGCTTTGCGTTTTATTTAGAAGATTTCTCTATCTTCGATATATAAAGCAAACCTCGTTTGCATATATCCAAAAAGAAAAAGGGCATTGTTACCTGTCCAAAACGGACGAGCAACAATGCCCTAAAATTTATTATTTGGTCGATATTCTATTTGAATTTATTATACCACAAAACTACTGATCTTTCCATACATATATGAAGATTTGTTACAGAAACCACGAAAAATCGCTCAAATCTTTATATACTTATTTTTCTTATATGATTATACTATATTTTTATTTTCCTAAAGAATAAGAGAAAGAAAATGGTTTCTGTAACAAAAGTGCCGAAAGTCCGCATAAATACAGGGTTTTCGGTGTTACATTTTCTGTCCATTTTGTTACACAAACT